CAATTCTAGTTAAAAACATTTTTAATTGTTCATGCGTAATATTCTGGGACTCATCCAATATCATAAAACAATTATGAAAATTTCTTCCTCTCATATATTCTAGAGGGCAAATTTCTATTTCGCCAGAATTCCTGTGTTTGGAAATGTCTGTATGGTTCATGTACAGTTTCATTTCGTCTAAAATCGGCACTAGATAGGGATGCATTTTCTCAGAAAATGTTCCCGGCAAAAAACCTAGCCCTCTAGTGCCAGTTTCAACTACTGGCCTTGTTATGATTATTTTTTCTACTTTGTTGCCAACTAAATATTCGCAAGCCATACCCACTGACACAGAGGTTTTTCCAGAACCGGCTGGGCCGGTGCAGATTGTTACGTCGCATTCTGCTATAGACCTAATATATTCGGACTGATTTTTTGTTTTAGGTTTTAATTTCTTCTTTTTATAGTTAGTTTTACAGTTAGTTTTATAGTTTCTTTTTTTTCTCATGTGTTATTTGCCTGACGAGCCAAACCCCCCAGAGCCTCTTTGTGTTGAACCCAGCGCCTCTATTTCCTCTAGCTGAAATATAGGGACTTCTTGAAATAATATTTGTGCAATTCTGTCCCCTTTAGAAATCAACAACGTACCCATATTCTTTTTTGTTGATTCGTTCATATGACCAGCCAAATGGCGACCTAAATGTGAGCGATTGGAATTATGTAAGCAAACCTTTACTTCTCCCCTGTACCCAGAGTCTATTACCCCTGCGTGCCTATGAACGCCCTTGACCCCAACGGAAGACCTGTCCCAGATTAGCCCAACATACCCATCTGGTATTTCCAGCGAAACGCCTGTGCTAATTAAAACAGTATTTCCCGGCCAAATTTCCATGCTTTCATCGGCATACAAATCCCAGCCTGCGTCCGACTTATTTGCTTGGGTTGGTAGCTGGGCAGTTTCTGTTAACCGTTTTACATTGAATTTTAGATAGTCTACCATTTTATTTTCCTATATGATATCACAGGCTCCCCCGGCACAACTAATCTCCTGCTCTGGTTTTACATTGTCTTCTTCTTCGACAACCTTAGTGTAGTCTACGGGCCTATATAGCCTCTTTAAGTCCACCCACTCTTTCCAGTTGTATACATCTTTCATGCAATACGTTAGCTTTTTAACATTTCCGTCTAAGTATTTACCGGCAAACTTTTTACACCTTGCAATCCACTCTTTCTTTGCTCCACCCTTTACTGTTTGACCCACCCCTAACAAAGAGTCACAGGCAGCCCATAAATTGTCTTCCCATAAATCAAGAGCCACTTCTATTAGACCGCTAGCAAACATTGCGCCATCTCCATAATGGGACACCATTTCGCTAGGAAGGTGTATCGTAGTAAATGGAGCCTGTGGATAATCTTTATCTCCACTAACAGGCAACAGGGAAATTCCGCAGAAATACTTCCTGTGCTTGTATATAAAGCGTTCTGCCTGTTCCCATTCTTCTGGCTTCACATTAATTGTATTTGAAACATTATGGTTGAGCCAAGGCTGAGTGCATAGAGAGTCTGTTTTGCCTACCATTACCCAGTTTTGCTGAGTGCTTTTAACATGCTTTAAAAGACTGACGGCTCCAGTCTTGTTTTTTAGTTTAGAACCGTCCCTGACTTCTATACAAAAGGAAATTACGTCATCGCTGTCATTGGCTGACCATACTGATTCTTCACAAGCTTTTGGATTTACTTTCTTGAAGTATTGGTAAATGACCTCCATCTTATTAGCCTGCACACGTCGTATATAGCGCTTGGCATGATGAGGATGAATACCAGAACTAGTACCAAGCATACAACTAGTAGTGCCTTCAGGTTTAATACAAGTAGTTCTAGCTGCCGGATTAATTCCGACCTGTTTCGCCAGTTCTTTGTTGGTTTGCTTAACAATTCTGGCTCCCCTCTTTTGTATCTCTGGGTCTAGGCATATTTCGTGTTGCTCCATGATGCCGGTCATCGAAACACCTAAGAGAGATTCTCTTTTTAAAATCCGTTCGCTAACCTCTCCTAGATATGGTATCTCTGTAAAGCCAGCCTGAAGGGTTCCTATGATTGAGGCGGCGCGACAAGACTCATAGAAATCTTCCTCTGTTTTTACTTTAGCGCAATTGATAGTGCTAAGGTTGCAGGCTTGCCATCCTGACTCACCCGTCTCAACGTCAACCGGATACATTCCAATCTCTACGCAGGGGTTGACTATTAATTCTGTTGAATCTGACCAGACAAACCCCGGCTCTCCAAATTCACGCACTGATTGCATTAGGTCGTGAAATTGCTTTTCGCTTGTTTTGTCTCTTACTAGTAAGGCAGAATTGTTTGAGCGACCTCTCTGGGGGTTTTCGTGAAACCAGTTTCCCGTTTTCGCTTTAGCCATTTCTTCGTCGTCTGGGCTAAACAAACAAATCGTAGCGCTTCTCCTTACCCCACCGGAAATAACAGCGTCTGCGCTATGCATTATAATATCATATGCTTCTATGGGGGTGAGCCTTCTTGTTTTTTTATCAGCAAATTCTGTATTTTTTATAGACTTGTCTAATATTTTCTTGATATTGGACAGGGCTTTTTTTAAAGGTTCTGGGCCGGGAGCCTTGCCAGAGCTAGAACTTAGGTATGCTCCTGCTGGTCTAATCTCAGAAAAATCAAACACAACATTCTTTCCCACATATTCTGCAAACAACTCATTCTGTTCAAAATAACTTGTAATCAAAACCCCAACTGAATCTGACCACCCCTCTATACTGTCGGGTATTATAAATTTCTTTGTGTTTCTCTTATTTTTTACTAAAGAAGGCAGTTTTGCAATATGGTGTTTTTGTACGGAAAACCCAGTTCCGCATCCACAAAGAAGCAAATACATGCACTCTTGAAAAAATCTGAGTCGGTCACAATAGGAAGATATGCAATTATAAATTCTTGCATTATGTTTAAAGATAGGAGGCCCGCCAAACTGAAGCGCTCTCTGTGAACCCAAGACCCTTTTTTTGTACATCATGTCGTATGCCCAAGAAATATCACCGTTAAGGTCGGGATACTTTTCGTACATCATGCCCCTGACCCTATCTACGGATTCTCTCCAAGTTTCTCTTCGTTTTTTTTCTGGAATCCATCTGGCGTATTTAGCAACAAAGCTATACTCTTGGAGTTCTCGTAGAGACATAAGATAGACTTTTTCCTGTTGTTTTTAAAAGTTCTTAATCCCGCAACAGATTATACACTGTGGCAAACCTACGCTATGTTATTTTAGTTAGGTAAGACAAGTCAGGCTTAATATATTTTAATTTTAGGCCATTGTCTAAAAGATGAGCTAGTATTAAAGAGTCATCTTCAGAATGACCATTGACCAACGCTCGCTCTGGAATAACCCATTCTCTAATACCGGCTTGCCATAATAGCTTTGCGCAGACAGCGCACGGAGAGTGCGTGATATAGATTTTAGTAAAGGGGGGTCTGATAACCATGTTGCTCACAGCATTTTGTTCCGCATGAACAATATATGGATACTTCTCTGGACGGGTTGTCGGAAGCTTGTTGTCGTTTACATTCGAACAAAAGCCGTTATATCCCATTCCCACTATCTTGTTGCTGTCAACAACAACACATCCTACTTGAGTTTGTGAGTCATGGCTTCTTAAAGATGCATGATATGCTAGGCCAATAAAATAGTTATCCCACGTAGGACGGCCCGCCATTTTGTCTCTGCTTTCTTTCTCTATTCTGCTTCTTGAGCTTCTTCTTGTCTCGCTTGCTCTTTTTTCTTATTGTCTTCCCCATCGTCTTTCGTAAATATACCTTATAATATTAGTATTGTCAAGTACACACTTATCTTTTTTTTAACATCCTTGTCCCCCCCCGACAATTACATGTCGAGAGGGGCTTTCTACCTATAAAAGTAGAATTAAGTCCTTTTAAAATATATTAAACTACTCAGTAACTCTAAGGCTATCGCCAACAATCCATGCACCAGCGATAAGAGTGACGTTCGTTACCATGTCTGGATTTATAGTGCCTTCGCCCACCAGTGCGTCTGCACATATGATAAGCAAACCGGCAACGCCAACCCAAAATCTACGCGACTTTAAAAGCGCATTAAACTTACCCATAACACTTCTCCTTTGTTAAAAAACAAAACTACGACTTTTTACCCCAGCCCTCTGTCAAGACTCGCATCGCGTTTCC